TACTAAGCAACTGCGCGTCATTGCACAGCGTATAAACAGGGAAATTGCTGATGCGTTTCCCTGGTCTAAGATGTACGCATCTGCATCGATAACGCTGGTGGCAGGGCAAGCAACGTATGCCTTACCATCAGCGTTTTCTTGGTATCACTATGAGACGTTTTGGAATTCATCAACACGTTGGAGGATTCTCGGTCCAATGTCTCCGCAAGAGTATGCTGAAATTCGTGGATATGGTCTTAATACGACTGTATATCAACGCTTTCAGATTCGTGGTCTTACCAATAATGAGCTGTTAATTTCTCCAACTCCTACAGCATCACAGAACGGTAATGTAATTATCTTTGAATATATTGCTGATCGTTGTGTACGTCCTGCAATATGGGCAGCTTCAACTGCATACGCTTCTAATGCGTATACGTTTTACAATGGCAACTACTACCAGACTACTGCTGGCGGTACTTCTGGTGCTACTCCTCCAACTCACACAAGCGGTTCTGTTTCTGATGGTGGAGTTACTTGGACGTATTACAATGGCGCATACAGTGATTTCTTAGCTGATAGTGATGAAACAGTATTTAATCAAAAAACACTTGAGCAGGGTATGCTTGAGCGATTTGCTGAGATTCATGGACTTAGTACAGTGCAACCTCGATACCTTGTTCAGATGAATGAGGATTACTCACGGCAACAAGTTAGTAAAATTATTTATGCTGGTGGTCATACTAGAGCAGAACTGTTTGCTCGTGCTGGCACCGCAGTATTTGGAACATGGACTTAATTATGGCAATGCAAAAACCACCACCACCAGCTAGAGGTATGAACGCGCAAGATTATTACAATACTCTTACATCTCAAGGATTTCGTCCTTGGGAAGCGTATAATGCTGTTCAAGCTAGTTTTGGACCTCCAAAGACTCCACAACAAAGAGCTGAAGAACAAGCATCAGCAGAGCAAAATGCAGCATTAGCACAAACAGGTGGAACTATCGGAGGTTTGTTAGTTGCTAGAGAAGCAATGGCAGGATTTCCAAATGTAGCTGGATTATTTGGTAGCGGGGCAGGAACAGCAGGAGCAACAGCCATGCCAACTGCGCTAGGTGGTGCAGGTGCTCTAGGTGGCGCAACTGGTGCAGGTGCGGGAACGGCTGGTGCCGCAGGTGCAGGGACAGCAGGAGCAGCGGGAGCTGGAACGGGAGCTGCTAGTTCAGCAGGATTAAGCACAGCGGCGTCTGCGGCGCTTCCAGTAGCACTTGCCGTTGGAATGGCAAGCACCATGTGGGAATCTGGAATGAAAGACATCCTCCGTGGTCGGGGCGATAGAGCCGACTGGATAAATCAGGGCGTCAATGTAACTACAGGGTTTTTGCCAAATATGGCATTAAACTTAATGGGCAAACGTTCCATTGGCAAAATGATGACCACTGGCAAGTCAGACGCTCAACTACTTCGTGATGATTTCCGAGGATTGTTAAAAGAGACCGGAGTTGCTGATGACAAATACAATGTGACACTGGCTGATGGATCTACATTCAACGTAGGGCTTGATGGCAAAACTAAATATCAAAACGTAGGTAAAAACATCGATGGCAAAACTAGCAGAAATGCTTGGGATGTAGACTTTTCAAATCCTTTAGCAAATTTTGCTGTAGGGCAAATCGATCCAATGATTCGCAACATTTATAAAGATGTCGATGGCAAAGTAAAACCAGAGCAGTACACTGGTATGCTTGTAAATGCAGTGACGTCAAACGCAAAGTCTGAAAAAGATGTTCTTGCTAACATAAACGCTATGCTTAGTCGATCAACCTTTGCCCAACAAGCAGGTCAAACTGCACCAGGGATGCCTGGTCCACAAGTGCGACCTCCAGCACCAAACCCACCACAAGTGCAAATACCGCCTCAAGCAAAACCAGGAAAAGAATCAATCGGAGATGTTTTAAGAAAATTTGCAAAGAAAAAATAAGGACTATATGGCAGCAAAAGGAACAGCATTGAAAGGAGCATTAGCAGCAGCGCCACGAGGTGGACGAGTAACATCATTGCCAGTAGGCAAGCCACCACCAAGTGGTATTATGGCTGGAATAGCACAAGGAATTGGACAAAATAAAGGATTGCAACGTCTATCTCCTGGCGTATATCGCAATCAACAAGGTCAGCTTGTTAATTCATCTGGTGGTGCTTTGCCTGGTCAACGACCACAACAGCGACCACAGCCACAGCAACGACCACAACCTCCATTCCAAGCTATGCCTGGACAGCAGCCACAACAACCAACATTCCGACCACCAGCACCGTTACCACAAGATGAACAGGCTATGTATTACACTGGCGGCACTCCTAATTTTAATGAGCTTACTGGAATGTATAATCAACCAGCGTCCATGCAATTCCCAATGCAAAATGAAAATTTCAATTATTTCCAAAATGGATTTGGACAAGGAATAGCTGGTCTTGGCAAAGGTCCAGCAATGCTGCAAAACCAACAGTTTTCTGACAACCAACAACAGTTACAACAACAAACAATGATGCCACAGTCTCCATTTTATAGAGGAAACATTTAATAATGGCGCTCCAAGGTTATACAATGCCACCACCATCCAATGGGTTGGACTTGGTGACTCCTATTGATAACATGGAGCCAACAAGTGCATTGGAACTTGTAAATATCTTTCCTGGCGCTGGTGCTCCAACAGTACGTCTTGGATATAAACAATTTGCTGATTTAGGAACTGCATCACCTGTTCAATTCATGCACGAATATCCATTGCAAGATGGAACAGCTCAACTAATCGCAGCACAAAGTACAAAGCTATATTCAATCAATAGCACTGGCACTGTAACTAATATCAGCAAGGTTGGAGGTTATAATTCTGGTGCATGGAACAAGGAGATGTTCCGTGGAAACTTTTATGTTGCTAACAACAGCGGATTGGATGTTCCACAAGTTTATACAGGAACAGGAGTAGCAGCAGATATAAATGCTGGTGGTGGTCCTTCTGGTGGTTTGGCAAAACTTTGCAACGTATCTTCTTATCGCTTGCGGCTATACTTTGTTGAAAAGAATTCAATGTTGATGTGGTATCACGCCACAGAAAACGCAACTTTTGTTGGTGCTTCTTCTACTCTCAAATCATACGACTTTAGTGGCATCTTTCGTCGTGGTGGTTATCTTCTTTTTACTAACAGTTATACAAATCAGACAGCTCAGACATCGCAAGATTTGTTTATGGCTGTATCCAGCGAAGGAGAAATAGTTCTTTACTCTGGATATTCACCGGATGATCCAAACTGGTCGCTTGTAGCACATTTCATTATAGGAAAGCCGCTTGGAGCAAAAGCATTTATTCGTGTTAATCAAGATGTTTGGATAATTACTCAACAAGGTATTGTCCCTGTATCCGCATTGTTTCAAACAGACCCAGAACAAGCATTGAATGTAGTTAGCTATAAAATAAATCCATTGATTACTCAGTATGCAACACAAGTTGCTTTGAGTGAGATGTGGAATGGGTTTTTCTATCCAGCGGGACGACGAGTGTACGTTACCTTGCCAGATTCAACATCAACTACAACCCTTCTTGTTTATAGCATTGATAGCAAAGCATGGACGCAGTTTTCATTGTATTCAACAGAGCACAGTATTGCTTCTTGCAAGTACAATAACTTGCCTTTTTATGGCTCAAATACTGGCAAGATTTATCAAGGTGAGACTGGTTATGCTGATGCTGTAGTTGGCACTGGTACTGGTGAGTCTATAGCGTTTCAAGCTCGGTGTGCGTTTTCGTTTTATGGCAGTAGAGGCAACTATAAAGCCTTCAAAGATATACGACCACTAATGAAGGCAAAGCGAGGATTAACGCTTAACCTTGGCTTGGATACGGACTTTAAACGACAAGCGGTTGTTACTTCAGTTACTACACCTATTAGTCTATTTACAGCTTGGGGTTCTCAATGGGGAAGCAATGGAGCTGCATATACTCCATATAGAGTACCTGGCGATCCAGCAGTCCCACCGATAACAGTTGCAGCATATTATCAACCATGGTCAGCAGATATTGATTATATCTTTGACCGTTTTGCAACAGCAGGGCAGGGACATTGTGCGGCTATTCGATTTGGTGGAAGCATTAAAAATTCACCATGCCAATTTATTGGCTTTGAAGTACGTTATGATTTAGGTGGACAGGTATAATATGGCAGCTAAAAAGACTACTAAACCAGCAGGTGGCGCATTAACTAAGACTCCTAGCAAGCCAAAGGTTGATCCAACTGCGGCTAAGACTCAAGCTAGAGAAACTTATCTTTCTACAGTTCGCAATCTTGGTAGCTTAATGGTTGGTTCTCCTGAGCATACTGCGGCGATTGCTACTATCAATCGAACTGGTAAGCAGCTCGGATACAATACTAACCGTATCAATACCGCTATCAACAAGTATCAGCAGCGTGGAACGCCTGGTGCTACTCCTGGAACTCCTGAAGCGGCATTTAGAGGTCTTACACCAGAACAGCAAGCTCAAGAAATGGGAACTGATTACGGTGCTTATTTGAATGAGGCTTGGGCACAAGAACAGCAACGCCTTGCACAAGGTATGCCAGATTTTTCAAGCCAACTTGAGTCAGCTCGTCAGAACGTAATGGGTCAGTTTGAACGTACAATGGGTCCAGAGTTTCAGCGACAGCAGATGGAACTTCGTCAGCGCATGGCAGAGCAAGGAATAGATCCTAATAGTGGTGCGTATCAAGCTCAAATGAAGATGCTTAATGATTCGCAAAACGCTGCTAGGCAGAACGCTATGAGCCAAGCATTTACGCAAGGTGCTGAGTATCAACAGCAAGGATTTACACAAAATGTAGCTGGTCGCATGTTGCCATTTCAGATTGGACAACTTGGTTCTGAGCCTTGGAAGTTAGGATTTGCAGCTAGAACAGAGGCACAACAAGCTGAGTTAAATCGTCAAGCTCAAGAGCGTATGGCTAAAGCTGGTGGTGGAGCTTCTATAAGAGCAGCACAAATTCAAGCAGACGCAATGCGAGATGCAGCAGCGGCGCAAGCTATGG